ATGTGAACGACCGAGTGCGGAAGGTGGAGCGGATGATGAACTACTTGGGGTCGTTCAACGGCGTGGAGGGCATGGAACTGATTCCTGTGGAACCCATCACCGAGCGATTGAGTGAGCAAGCCCTGCTGCAAATCATGACCCCCGAAGAACTGCGTGAGAAAGCGGGCCTTCCTGCGTTGGAAAAGCAACCCGCCGATGTGGTTGGACCCAATCCCCAACCCGACGAGGTTCCGCAAACGCCTGCACAACTAAGCAACGACAATATCAAGAAACTGTCTGGCCGTGAGTACCAAAACCTTATGCGAATCGTCCGTCACTATGCCCAAGAAAAAATCACCTTGGAGATGGCCCGCACCATGTTATCCGCTGGTTTCGGCTTGACCCCCGAAGAAGTGAACACGCTCCTTGGCGTGCAGGAGCAGGCGTTTTCCGAGCCTATGTGGGGAGAAGAAGACACCGAGGACTACGGATGGGGCGAGGAGGAGTTCAAGGTCTTGGAGGTGGTCGCAAGCAAGTTTGGGAGCAGCGCAGACGAGTATGTGGTCATGCACTCCAAGCCTATGCGGTTTGACACCGACTTGGACGACCAAGTGCGTCAAGCCTTTGCTGAACTGGGGGAGGAAGAAAAAGAACTCGACGAGAAAATCGAAAAGTACCGCAAGAAGAATCGGGATGCAAGCGTGGAAGAAATGGCCAAGGAGTTCGGGGTCAGCAAGGCCAAGGTCGCCAAGCGTGTGGCCTACTTGATTACCAAAGACCGCTACCCTATCGCAAGAGCGGTGGACCAAATCGCATCCGAGAACCTGCCCAAAAACATCAAGGAAGTGGCCGAACCCGTGCTGGAGGTCCGCTATAAATATTCTTGGGCCGCTGGATTCAGCAACAAGGACAAGAGGACCAGCCGTGAGTTCTGCAAGGTGATGCTGGACTTGGCTGACGCAGGCAAGGTGTACACACGGGACGACATCAACGGCATTTCCAACATCATGGGATATAGCGTATGGAACCGCCGTGGTGGATGGTATCATACCGCCAGCGGAGTGAACCGCCCCCAATGCCGCCATGTGTGGGAGCAGCAGTTGGTCATCCGTAAGGGCAACAAAATTTCAAAAGCATGAAGGCACTATTCATAAGCGAACAAACCCTGCTGGACAACTCGGTCATAAACGAGAATGTATCGTTCACGCAGATACGGCCCACCATCGTCAAAGTGCAGGAAATGCGGATTCAGCCTATAGTCGGTTCGGCCCTGTACAACGAAATGGTGACGCAAGTGGTGAGCGGCACAACGACTGCTCTGAACACCACCCTGCTGGAGGACTACATCCAACCCGCAATGGTGCAATGGTTGTACTATGAACTTCCGATGGTCTTGGCGTTCAAGTACATGAACAAGGGAATGGTCCGCCGTACCAGCGAGGAATCTTCGCAGATGTCCATGGACGAGATTACAAGGTTGACGGACAAAGTGAAGAACGATGCGGAGTGGTACTCGGAGCGAATCACCCGCTACCTCATGGAGCAGAAGGCGAATTACCCGCTCTTCAACTCCCCGCCATCGGCTTTGGACACCATCTACCCCAACGGAACCAATTACAACACGGGGATGGCCTTGGATGCTCGCACCCTCCGCCGTGGTGCTGGCTTGGACCGCCCTTGGCCCTATGACCCTTACTGCAACAACTGTTGAACCCTATGGGAGCGCATTCAAAAAATATTCTGAAATTACAGGCTTATGTCATGGATAAAAATCAAGCAGGCACTCCTTGCGCTTGCAAATGCCCACCCGCAAGTAAACTCCTTCGGGACGGGCGACCCGCTTGCAATCGGAACGGACAACACGATAAACCTGCGAACCCCAAGCCGTGAGCGAATCGTCTATCCGCTCGTCTTTGCGGATGTTCAGTCAGCGAGTACGGATTTGGGTAGCCTTAACCTTACTGTGGGTGTCTATTTTTCTGACCGAGTGGAATCCATTGCCACGATGGGTGGAGTGGTTTCGGGCAGCCCGACGCTGGGTTGGCAGGATAACGAGGACGAGGTTTTGAGCGACCAACTGCAAATCGCACAAGACTTCATATCCTCGCTCACAAACGACCCGACGCAAGAGTGGACGCTAAGTACCAGCGTCAGCCTTACGAGGTTTGTAGAGAGCCGTGACGACCGCACAGCGGGGTGGGTGGCTACTCTATCGTTTGCTATCCCGTACTCTCACTCCGTTTGTGAAATTCCGACCTAACCTACATTTACCCTAAAGCAACCAAACAAAATGCCTACTCCTATTCTTCAACAAATGCTCGGACAGGGCGGTTCCATGCGATTCGTGGACGCTGCTGTATCGGGCCAAGTATTTGACTTCATCGTGGTGAATGCCGCCGCAACCTTCACGACCTTGACGGGTTCGGGAGGGGAAGACCTGCTGACCGCTTACTCGTTGAGCGGCAAGTCCGTGTCCGCTGGAATAGTTATCAGCGGAAGGAACGGCGGCAAGATTACGGCTGTCACTCCATCGGTGGGTAGCGTCATCGGTTACACCTTCCTCTAACCATGCTGATAGGCTACGGCTACGGCTATCCGACCAATATGCTGCAAGGTGGAGTCGCTGCAGGAGTTTGGGCCTTGTTCAACGCAAGGGCTACGGCTGACGGAGCAACCGCTGCCGAGGCTGCCGTGAATGGGTGCCTCTTCAATCGCTTTGCAGTTATTTACAACTTCTAACAATGCCGACACCTTCGCTGATTTTAGTACCTGCTCGATTTAAGACAGGCAAACTATACACACCCTTAGCAACGACTTCGGGCGGTGTGGTATTGGGCGCATCGGGGGACTTCAATGTAACCCGAAACACGACTGCGACCCGTGTGAATGCAAACGGCTTGATTGAGTCGGTGGCTTCGGGGATTCCGAGGTTGGACTATCCCCTTGGCGGTGGCTGCCCTGCGTTGTTGGTGGAGCCGAGTGCGCAGAACTTGGCGTTGCAGAGTGAGGCATTTAACACGACTTGGAGTCCATTGCAGTTGTTGGCTTTTAACAGTGGAAGTGTAATAAACACAACAGGAACGCTTGACCCTTATGGGACGAATGTCGCTGATTTAATTGTCCCCAACACAGTATCGGACCAGCATAGGATTGACCAAACGACTGCATCCGTTTCGGGTAGTTATACTTTTTCGGTTTTTCTAAAAGCCGCAGGGTATAATTTCGGGAGGCTTAGGATTGGGACGGTTGGGGCGACATTTAATCTTGCAAGTGGAACAATCGGCTCTACCGACGCAGGCATTGTGTCATCAATTCAGCCCTTTGGGAATGGATGGTATCGGTGCATTATATCAAAAGCCGCTTCGGCTGCGAATGAAGTTATACGGATTAACGTTAACGAGGCACTAACTGGAGATTACGCAGGCAATGGAACTTCGGGCATATATGTCTTTGGTGCGCAGTACGAAACAGGCTCCGCAGCCACCTCCTACATCCGCACAACCACAGGCTCGATAACCCGCAACGCAGACGTGATAAACCTATCAGGCGCAGTCAGCGGTTGCATCGGGCAGACGGAGGGGACGATTTATGCGGAGGTGGATATTCAGTTCAACAATAGGAACGCAGACATAATCGGCCTTGATTCAGGTAGCAGCGCAAATGGATTTTATCTTACCATAAGGTCTTCAAGCGTAATTGAGTTAAGGGTTAGACAAAACTCAACAAATGCTCTTATTTTTCAAAGAACGGGAGCATATCCTGTTGGTATAAATAAGATTGCGGTTTCATATAAAAATGGCGACTTTGCTATATCATTAAACGGAACAACAACACAAGTTGACACAAGCACAATAACGATGCCTTCGGTTGCAATTACAAGGGCCTCTGTTGTTCCAAGTGTTAACTTCACTTTGGACCAATCGGTAAGAGTCCGTGCCGCTGCCCTCTACACCACTCGTTTAACTAACGCTGAACTCGCAGCCCTTACGACCCTCTAATGGCTACCTTCCGCAAGTATGCATTCCCCAAGCAGGCCGACGCTGACAAGGTGCTGGCTCTATGCACAGGCACGACCGCTGCGGTGGCCCTTGGGGTCTTGGACAAGTTCATCGCCTACGACATCCTTTGGGAGGGCGACGCACCTAAAGAGGCGACCCAGTACGAAACTTGGCCCGAACCCTGCGGTGTCCACGCCTTTGCAGGTTGGGAGGAACAATACACCGAGGACTACCACCAACACAAATCACTATGAGATTATTTCGCAAACGCAACCCCGAAAC